CTATATGTGTAGCAAGAGTCGACAAGCTTCGTGGTTTCGAGTCCTTGACCTTCAGATTCTAATGACCATTTTTCTAAATAGCGTTTAGTTACTGCATTGATAGTGCGCTTAACAATATAATAAACTTCATCTTCAACAGTGCCGGGCAACACTACGACATCCTCAACAAGACCATCAGTCTCAACAAGCACCCAGCAAGTTACGTTCTCAACCTTGTCATAAATCATTACAGCGACTTTGCCGTCACCTCTAACAATGTGCACTCGAGTATCAGGTTGACGCTGTACAGCCATTCTCGCAAAGGATGCGTCACCAATTTCAGGGACGATAGCGGTTAAATCATTTGCGACATAGTTATAAGAAACATTATCGTATGATAATTCATAAACACGCGAACCATTACGCTGAACAAATAGAACGGAGTTGCCTACTTTGATTGCTTCAATGTTTGCGGAACCTAATTCTTCTACAGGTTTTAAACCAAAGTTAGTTGGTGTTAGTGGTTCATCTAATGATGATGAGCGTGCAACAAGCTCTGAACCTTCAGCACCCATCAGTAAGTGAGTAGTTGACATTAACCAGTTGATTTTATCTACTGGACCAGAACCAATTGAGCGTTGTATTGGACCAGCATCACCTTCGACAAAGGAATCAAAAGAATGATAACCATCAGACACTGAACCCCAGACTCTATCTTTACCCGCCCACCATAAGCGACCATCGTGTAATGTAACCGATGTTGGCCAACCTCGACGGTCTGACCATTCACTTTCTGACCAGTCATCTGTTGAGGCAACACCACCTAAATCGATAAGCACTGAAGCATCAACAACAGTCTTTGATGTAAAGCCAGTGACACGACATACACCAGTGATTGAACCTGCAGTGTAAGTCATAGAAAGTTCAGCAGTGCCTGAAGTGAAGTCACCGGTATCAACACCAACACGGTAAAAAATAATTTGATTATCTAAACCATCATTGTAGTTTGTGGTGCCGTTAGACGAATAAGTTGCTACATCTACCCAGTCACCAATCTCACCAACGGAGCGTTGCAATGTAACGGTTGCAGTCCACGTGCCAGCGCGAACAATAGAAAAAGTTCTTTGTGCGGCACCAACACCTGTAACACGAATTGGGTTGGACCATGAATCTTCAGCGGTTACATCTATCTCAACAGCCTGACCATTAGACGATAGCTCATAGAGTGAGCCTACGTTTTCAGAAGTGAACAAATCTTTTGTTGCTGTTAACGTGATGTCACCGGTCAATGCAGATGGCGTGATACGTGTTGACGTTATATTGATTGCAGCGAACGGACCATCGGACGCTTGGTATTTAACACAAGACCATGAAACATCATTCTGTCGCTCAATGCGCATCTGTTGATAATCCTTGCACGCAAGAAAAATAACATCGCCTGATTGAATGTAGCGAATGTCATTGAGGTCAGCTTCTGCCCACGGTGTCGTTATCTCAACGGCCCCCGCTGATTCAGTTACGATTGATTCAACATGAGCTGAATGACTTGTTCTGTTTGAAAACTCAATGAATACCGCTGTGGTGGTGGGTGTGATAGAAATTGAATGCGAGCCTTCACGTAAAGCAGTATCGACTAAGTGGTCATCGTTTCCTGATGTGCTACCCATTCTTAAGTTAACAGCACCTCTGGCAACCACTATCGTAAATGAATATTCGACACCAGTGGTACCAACAGTGACTTCTTGTTCTCGTATTGCCGCGTTACCACCAAGCCCAGTAAGTGACATGTAGTCACCGGTTGCCCAAGCAGATACTGCACCAGCCTCATCGTTGTCGGTCCAGAAATTTAAGTTTGATGCGAACAATCCGTTATCAATGGTTGCTGTGTTTCCTGCTCTGGCGAGTAATGCATCGTCTATCCATATACGCAGAGCCTCATCAGTGAGCTCGATTAGTGCTTTGTCAGATGTTGAGAATAAGAACTTAATAAACTTTGCTGCAGCGTCACTTAATGTTGAGCCGACATAATTAGTGCCGGGCCGCAACATCATCGACCCAAGTACACGAGGCATCCAGTTAGTTTGAATTTCGCCTGATAAGGCAGTACGTTTTAAATCAACACGAGCAAGTGCAAGCTTCGACACCATGCCACGGTTGAACGCGAGTATAGAATGTAATGCTTTCATCCGATTAGAGAGCCACGATTGCCTCGGTCACGAGCACTGCGCGAACCACGACCACGCGCTCGAACCCAAGAGCCTGTCGGCAAGAATTGAGTTGGTCCCTGCATGGCATCACGTGAACGCGCTTTAATTAAACGCTTTTCATATGCCTTCATTACTTTAGCTTCTTGTTCTTCACTCTGAGTTAAACGAGTGACAACTTCTGAAGCCATGTACGCAGACACGTATCGGGTAAAGCTTTCAGGCCATAAACTTAAATCATTGCCGTATGATGCATCTTCAGATACATACTTAATGTATATCTCATCGACATCAGCGAACCAAAAGCCAGCTTCTTCAGTGAATTGTGTTATCGGTGAATTAAAATATTCATCAAAGCATATTGATGATAGGTGAATAAAATCGCTGGGCTTCTCGAATGCATACCGAAGCCCAAACGCTGGTTCAATAGAAGGTGAGTAATCAATCTTCGCGGTGCGCATTGCAAAATTCCACTGGCCTTCTTCAAGACAAGCTTTAATTGCATTGGCATCCCAGACACCATCAAGTAAGCGGCGAGGTTCCCTGTCTTCACTAAGTGAAGCTAGTTTACGTTCACCACATAATCGGAGGGCTTCATTGTATAGACTAAGTTGTGTTGCCATGTTGCCCTCACTTATTTATTGTTATTAAGCTGCGATGTCTTTCTTATAATTATCCAACCACTGCTGTGCGAGTTCTTTAGAAGCGATACCTTCTTCAAGTATCTCTTTACCTTCTTTGCGCATTACGCGCCACTTAGCACCACCGGCAAACTTAACGTAGTAGTCTTCAAGCTCATCATCAGCTGGCGCTTTCTTTTTACCAGACTTAATGTCGGCAAGGTCTTCGCGTGCTTTCTTGTTAGCTTTAGCTACTGCTTCGGATAATACAGCCTTACGCATTGGAGTCACGAAGACTTCAACTTTGTTTGCTGCTTTGACGTATAGCTCTAAGAACCATTCGCCATCTTGTGGGACAACTTCGATACGGTCACCCTTACGAAGTTTGGTTGCTACATGTGTCCAGTAACTTGGGCTCAAAACATCATCGATGATTGTGCCGGGTTCCGGAGTAGCGCTGTACACCGTGCGGGTAAATTCTGCGGGTTTGAACTGTGGGTTAATGATTTTCAATGTAGTCTCCTGAATTAGATTAAAAGGTCAGGGGGTTTTTTACTCCCCCGTCACTCACTTCTTACGGTGCCAAGGTAGCAGCTGTAATCTTTACTGATGTTTCTACGTGATGAATCGTGCATGTTGGTGTGTTTGAATCAACAACAATCATTACATCATCAGTAGTTAGACCGAGGTCTGCACCATTACTAAAGTAGTTACCAGTGGATACCGTGCCGTGTGCATCTGCATCTGTATACATCCAAACTGCTGAATGAGTACCGATACGAGGAATAACGCATACTGGCGGGTTTGCTGTTTCATATGCCATTTGCTTATCTCCTGATTAGGTTAAAAAGATTGAGGGGTTTTTACACCCCTCGCACTTTACGGTTTACGCCAAGGTAGCGGCAGTAATCGATGTAGCATTTAAGACTTGATGAATTGTGCAGGTAGGCGTAGCCGTATCCACAACAATCATTACGTCATCAGCTACCAAACCAAGGGCTGCGCCATCGGTAAAATAACCTGCTAAATCAACATCACCATGTGCATCACCATCCTTGTATAACCAAGTTGCTGAATGCGTACCCATTCGAGGTACGATACACACTGGTGGGTTAGTTGTTTCATATGCCATGAGAATATTCTCCTAGTTAATGATAGAGGTTATACGCTCTTATTGAGCAGCGTATGCACTACCATCGTGATTCATAATAACCACGCCGAGTAATCTTGTTCTTCGTCGTAACCAGCTGCAGTTGCGATTGTTTCCATGTCGCATGCATGACCGATAGCATTCTTATGATACATAATGCACTTTTCAGTACCTGTACCTTTACCAGTCAGATTAGGATGAACAATCCAATTCACATTCGCCCAACGATACATCATTGGAGTACCAGAGAACGGTTTGTTATCGATATAATCTGCAGATGCAAATTCTTTAGTCTGCATCAAGTAAGCATGGAATGCTGGTGAGATTAATGCTGAGATGTTTCCATCCATTGGCACCGCGTTGTTACCTAAGATAGTCAATGCGTACATTGCCATATCTAAAGAACCAGTTGCTGAAGTACCAGTATCTTGAGTACCAGTTTCCAGTGCAGTGATAATATCTGAGTCAACCTTACGGTTTAAAACACCCATTGTAGTTTCTTGCATGATACGACGACCATCACCTTGAGAAGCATACAAGTTGAAACCTGTACGACGAACCAAGTCATGCCATTCGGCAAGTGTCGCAGTATTTTGCGTTAAGTTATCAGCACGTGCTGGGATTAAACCATTAACACCACGTGTTGAAGCAGATGCATCATCAGAATCAGCTACTAAGAAAACCGCTTGGTTACCTTTAACTTCTGCTTCTGTTGTTACAGTTTGACGAGTCAACGATTGACGTTGCTCGAAGCCCGAAATGAATTCATCTCGGTATTGCGTTTGGAATGCTGTATCAGCCATGGCTGTATACTCCTTTGTTGAGTTTCGTACCTCACTTCGGGGTATCCAGTTTAACTTTTATCGAGGTGCCTCTTACGAGATTCGAATACCAGCTAACGCGGAGCCTACGCTTGGTTTTATTGATGTGGCTAAATTATTTTAACCACACCACTATATACTTTTTAGCACATTGTACACTAATTATCTATGCGTGTTTTTGTTGTGCTGTGATTAGTTCTAAGTAACGAGCTTGATTGCTTGTCGCTTTTGGACCTTTCCAGTATTCAGATGTTCTATCACCCATCAAACCTTTGAGGGTTGCAATCTCGCTTTCAATTGCTTGCATAGCGTTGGCACCAGTGCCCGGCACTACTGTAGCAACAGGATTAATCTCGCGTGATAACTCAGATAACCAACGCAATGCATCAGGATTGTTACCGAACATTTCACCTGAAAGTAAACGTGCACCGAGTAACTGTTCTTTTAAACCTTCAGGCGCACTATCGAGCAAGTTGTTACCAAGTTGTACATTAATGCGGTAGTCATTACCCCACTCAGCGCGAAGTGCATCTTCAGTATTTTGCTTTGAAGTATTATCAGCTTCATCTTGTTGTTGGTATGCTTGCTCTTGAGCATCGAAGTACCACGACAATGCATCGTTAACTTGTGATGGGTGCATGTTACTTGCGTGAGCACTTTCTAAGAAACCATTAACCAGTGGTTGGTCCGCGTCACCGATAACCATACCGTTTGTTAATTCAACTTCATAACCTTTAGCATCTTCAGGTATACCGTTATCAGTACGCCATGTTGCTTTTTCTTCATCAGTTGCATCAGGTTGTAATGTAGATTTTAAATCACCACTGGCAATTTTGTTTTGTGCAGAGACAAGCGCATCGAGTGCAGCTTTAGGTGAACCATAACGCTCAAGACGTTTTTGCATCTTGTCATCATCACCGGCGTAAGTTTGTCGCCAGTCATCACCCCAACCAGATTGTTCTTGGTTTTGATTTTCGTTCTCACCACCAAGGTTTTCATTTTCATTTTGGTTTTCATTCTGGTTTTGGTTTTCTTCCGCGCCCGAGTTTTCGAGGGTTTCGGCTGCTGCTTCGCTCATGATTGTTTTCTCCGTAGTGCGTTAGTGTTTAGTTTAAGCATCTTAATAATTTCAATGCCGACATAACGTCGACCTGATTCGAACGAAGATGCGCGTTCATTTTCTGGTTCCCATGCAACTTCATAGGTAGCTGCTGCATTATGTATAATCCATGCAAGTGCACGTTGTTGTTGTACTTCAGTTGCGTCACCGCGTTCAAGTGCTTGCAGTGCAGTGGCATCTGCTAATTCATAATCACAACGAAAGTAACTTGGTATTTTCTTATTTGCCATTACATTACTTGAGCCATGTCTTCTTCGGACATATCAGCATCACCAAAGTTCTTTGCAATCTGTGAACCTTGTTCCATTTGGTTAAGCAGCTCTTGTGTTTCAGTTGCTTGTTGTTGTTGACGTAATGCTATATCCATTTCTTCTTCAGTGTTTAACCATTCATCAGGAACAACAGCTTCTAATGTATCGCGTGTTGCCTTGGTACCATTAACAATGTAAGCAGCGGTTGGGTCAAGTTGAATTGCGGTTGCAATAATTTGTTGTGCTTCCATGAACTGGCCAACCTTTTGTTTCTCGGTTGCTTCATGTAATGGTGATTCAAAAGTGAATCGGATGTTTGCACCTTGGATAGATTGCGGTACCTGTTCAGGTCTACCGAATGCACCGGCACGCTGTAAAATTTCAAATGTTGTTTCGCATAGTCGACCGTTATAATCATCTTCCATTGGTTCAAACAATGGTAACGCTTGACGAATATATTCTTGTACACGTTGGCCAACTTCATAAGCAGTCATGTCTGGACCACCCACTGGAGGTAAAGATAATTTATTAAGATAGAATGCTTCAGCAATCTGGTTACGAATGTCAGCATTAATTTCCATACCAAAACCAATACCCGACTTATCGTTAGTCATTGGTCTTAACACTTCACCTAATCGTTCATCATAATCTTCATCTACCCACGTTATACCACCGGCAAAAATACTAACATCACCACGTATAGCTTCTTGTACTGCAAGCAACGGAGGACTAACTGCTTTCTCTCCAGCATCTAACAGGATACCAGTAACAGATTGTATTAAACGCGCATCACCTAATGCAGCAACAGTTGCTGGTGAATGTGCATATTGAGAACCGGATACTGTTTGCCATCTTGGTACAGTATAAGGATGAACCCATACACCAACGCATTCCATCTCGTGGTCGTTATCAACATCGAGGAACACAGACACATAAGGTTGCTTAAACTTCTTAGAGCCCGGCACATCCTGATACTGTTCAGTAGGCATAACAATGTGCCATACATTTATTTCATCATACGGTGTCTTCTCTAATTTCTTAGCAACCTTCTCGTGAATCTTATCGCCGAACATACCTCTAAGCTCAATCGCTGAAGGTTTCCACTTACGATACAAAGTTGTTGCTTCACCTGTTTCATCTTCTTGCCAAGCACAATCTCTTAAGTGCCAGTTACGATATAACAGTGTATTAGTTTTGAAGTTCATCTCGGTTGAGATAACACATTGACCGAAGGCTGCATAATCATGGTCACCCTCTTTTGTTGCGCGAGTAAAGCGTGCCGCTCTATCGTACATTGCATTCTTTTGTAACTTGCTGGCCCAGTCTAACCATTGCTTTGCTTCAGTGTCTTCAGACTCGGGACGGTTGGTACCGGTATGAAACCAATCAGCAGCAGCAGGTCGAAGCATCGCACCAAAACTATTTCCTAAGTCACGACGAGCTAACGTAGGAAAGCTGGTCATCATGCCAGCCGCGAAGTCATCACCAAGATTTCTTATGGTTGTGAAGTCAGCACGCTCAGGATAGAAGTTGTCATTGATGTGTCGAGCAATGTAGAAGGTAGGGCTCGTTGTCTGCCTCGCACTTGTGCTGCGACCACTCTTTTTTTAGAGTCATCTTTTTCTTGTATTGATTTATTTCTAGGGCTGCTTTGTTTAGCTTGGGCCTGAGAACCTGAGCTTTCAGGTAAAATCAGTGACGTTACATTAAGCGGGTCAAGAACCTGACGGGTCATACCTGTCACGCTGCACCACCATTGTTGCTAAGTATCGTAGACTTGCGACCACTTGAACGATTAGCTGACCGGCGTTTTTCTCTAAGTCTTACGTCCGGTGTAGATTCTGATTGCTCAAGAAGTGGAGACTGTGCAACACGACCGCGCACTTTAGCATCAATCTCTTTGTCGGTGAGATGAACAGGTTTAACAGGTTCACTCCCTTGGGTGTCTTCATCTGAGTTGTAGCTTTCCATTTGGCTATTATAATCGCGCATCGAATTATTAAACTCATCGATGACAGAACGCTCTGCTGCATTTCTATCGCGGTCATACTTCGATGTAAAGGTTGCGCCACCCTTATCACGGTAACTCATACCGCCTTTGACTGGCTTTTGTTTTGAGCTTCCGCCACCACCACCTAATCCACTCATTGTGAGCCTCCCATTTTATCGTCTTGACTTAATACTGTTGAGCGTCTGCCAGAACGCTTTCCGCTTCTTTGGGCTGTTCGCTTGCGTGAACTTATTTTTCTTTTTTGACTATCTGGGTCAGGCATTGTTGCTGGTGCCTCGACAGACATAGGTTCGACTTTTACTTCAGGTGGGTCACTAAATAAATACAACGGGTCTACCCAGTTAATTCCGCTCATGTCGACTATCCTCTGTTTCTTAATCTTGCACGTTTACTTGTGATGACTTGTGGCTTTCTATTGGAGCGAGCTTTGAAGCCTCCTTGAATGTTAGCACCTTTTAAACCATCGAACCACGCCATGATAACAGCATCACCTCTATCGGGTGAGCGTCCTAATCTTTTAACAACGTCTTTCTTCGGTTCAACTTGTATACCTTGCTTGGTTACAGCATAGGTCGGAGCTGTTAAGTCTGCAACTAATTCAGGGTCATCAGGTAACATGATGTCGGAGCCGCCGGGCTGAGATGGGTCAAGTGCTTCGCGGAATCTCCAGTAAGCAGCTGAACGAGTATTGTATAGTTTAAGCTGTCTATCGGATGTTCGGCCTTCGTAACCTTCAGCACCTTTGTAACCTTTGACTTCAATTTGATTATCTTTCATGTGCTCATAAGCAGCGCCACCATAACCACCACCCATATCGATAATGACTTTTGCATTGTCTCGACGGTTAGCAACTACAAGACCTGCAACACTCTTTCCATCTGGTGTGAGTCTGCCGGGCACTGCTAACAATGGTGCATACCAACCATCATGTCGTGGTGCGAGGACAGTTTCATCATCACCACCCTGTGCAACATCAACACCTATTGCGCACATCGGTACGCCAACAGGCGGTTTTTCAGTCCATCTTGCTTGAGCTGCGCGAACCCATGCCGTGGGGATAGTCTGAAACGCACCATCTTTAAGTGTGACATCGAACTTACCATCACGGTACGCATCACGTAGTTCCTTGGGTAATTGCGATAGCATTGCTTCATATGAACCATCCAGTGATAGGTCAGGATTATCTGATAAGCCAGCACGTATAAATGTGCGTGACTTTGCTAATACTTCTCGGTCGCCTATTAAGTGCGGACCAACACCATCAACTTCTATTTCCTTACCTTCCTCATCTCTGGTGTACCATCGTAACTCGCCGGGCTTGGCTGGATTATGGTGTGACGGGTCAAGCCATGCTCCCCATCGTCGAACGACCCAGAGTCCCTCGGGAGTTGTTGGAGGATTTCCTGTGCAGACAACACGACACCGTTGATTCGGGGTAGCGGAACGATTCCCCCCAATGATAAATTCATATTGTGATTCCAGAAAGTCGGATACTTCGTCAAAGCCTTTAAGGTCATGAGGTTTTCCTTTGTATCGTTGTTTATCTGTTTCAGCCTGACAGCCACCAAATGTGGTTACATGTTTTTTATCTTTA